CGCCTTGACAGCTCGGGACGCCTTTTAGTTGGCACGTCTAGTCAACTTGGAAACGGAATTATCCAAGCAAAAGCAAATAGTGATTCTTCCACTGGTGAGGGTATTTTGCTTCTTGCTAAAGGTGATGGCGCAACCGCTGGTCAGAATCTTGGGCAAATTAAATTTACAAATTCCACCGGAAATCAAGCTGCATGGATCACAGCACTCGCAGATACAGGATGGGGCGGAAGTGGATCGGGTGACTATCCAGGCGCTTTAACATTTGCCACGACCGCCGATGGAACGAGCAGCCCGACGGAGGCGATGAGGATTACAAGTGATGGAAGAGTGTTATTTGACACAACAGGTACTCCTAGTGCAAGCGTAACCGGAGCGGCATTTACGCCACAAACGAATGGTCGGATGTCCTTGTTTTCATCCACCAGCAGCACGGCTTCACAAAAGCACGTATTGTTTTTTAATCCAAACGGCGAAGTTGGCTCTATTTCAACAAACGCTTCGGCCACGGCATACACGACTTCTTCTGACTACCGCCTCAAAGAAAACATTATTCCGCTCACTGGCGCATCGGAGCGTGTGCTGCAACTCAAGCCCAGCCGCTTCAACTTTATCGCTGATCCCGATATACAGGTTGATGGTTTCATTGCTCACGAGGCTCAAGCCGTTGTTCCTGAATGTGTTACTGGCGAAAAGGATGCCGTCGATGACAAGGGCAATCCCATCTACCAAGGCATCGACCAGTCCAAGCTGGTGCCGCTGCTGACCGCTGCGCTGCAGGAAGCCATCGCCAAGATCGAAACCCTCGAAGCCAAAGTTGCAGCCCTTGAGGGCGCGTAGTCCTACTCACTACCATTTTTTATAATCTTTTCAACACTATCATCAAACCCTAACAAAGTTGACAGTTGAATATTACTCACTAACATAACTAGTAGTATTCAACTTAAACCTTATGGATCAACGCACCTACGACAATTGGGTGAAGATCAAGGAGACGTTTGAAACGTCTGGTAATACAGACAATATGTTCTACAAAAGATCAGTTGAAATCGTAAAGACCAGAAAAGATCCTCTGGCTAAATTTCTTGGTGATGAAAAATGATGCACGAACAGGAGGAATTGGTAACTCGTTCTGAAGTTCAGGAGATGATCGATGCTTCTATACGAAGGCACAATCGGAATGCTTCCATTATTTCTATGTGTGTTGGGTGGGTGGTTCTTGCTTTATTTGCTGAAGGATTGCTAAGACTTGTTGGGGTGATTCCACCTCTGTTGCCGTGGCTCAAAATTACTCTCCAATAATCTTTTTGATTCCTTGGTTTGTTATTGATGGGGCACTTCTCACGTTGGGTATTAGAAAATCCATATACGCTTGGATTTCTTGGTTACATTCTGATTGTTCTACCGATTATGGGTATCTGGGCCATTCATAAGTACAACTGGCAACACTGGGCTCCATTTGACAAGGGGCATAAGAAGTAGTATAATTAGTTTTGTTATTAACGGGGTGTAGCTCAGTTTGGTAGAGCAGGGGCTTTGGGAGCTTCAGGTCGCACGTTCAAGTCGTGTCACCCCGATCCAACTATATAATACAAATGAAAAGGATTACGGTTAAAGAGTTGGAAGAAAATTTTGAACTATATTTCGAACAAGTCGAACAACAAAAAGAATCCTTTGTCTTCGATTACAAAGGTAAAGATATGATGTTGATTCCTTATGACGAAAACTATTTGAAACTTTATACTGAAACAAACGAAGCACCATGAGCACTATTGTATTTGATCAAGAGTTCCGTATCGCACGAGACACTCCTTCTGACATCAACGAACATATGGATGTTTTGAAATCACTTGCTGATGAAGTCAGTCACGTCACCGAAATGGGAACTCGCACTGGTGTCAGCACTCGTGCATTTTTGGCTTCGGATGTAACTCTCCGTGCATATGATCTTTTTCTCGATGGTCGTATGGTTGAACTGTTCAAACTTGCCGCTGAAGAAGGTAAGGATGTTCAGTATATTCAATCGAATGTTTTGGATGTGGAGATCGATGAGACTGATCTTCTTTTCATTGATACCTGGCATTGTTACGATCAACTGATTGCAGAACTTAAACTGCACGCTCCAAAAGTTAAAAAGTACATTGCATTTCACGATACACAAACCTATGGAACTCGCAGTGAAGAGTTTATGGGTCGTGTAGGAAGCAATGGTTTGTTGCCTGCAATTATTCATTATATGATTGAGAACCCCAAGAAATGGCAGTTCAAGATTCATAGGACTAATAATAATGGGTTGACGGTTATCGAACGAATAGGCAAGTAACCGTCTAGGGGGCTGTCGCCTATTGGTTAAGGCCGTCGCCTTATAAGCGGCTGAACCGAGTTCAATTCTCGGCAGCCCTATCAAACCCCTTGACGACCTCAAGGTTTCCCCTTATAATAGTCAGGTCAACATTCAAAACAATGTCTCTCATTTCAAAGTTCAAAAAAGATGTCAGCACTCTCAAGTGTGCGGCTGCAGGTGAATATTATCTTGATGTAAAGAATCCAAAACTTTTCAAAAAAGTGCGACGTTTTTATGAGAACGAAGGTGTGGTATTTTCTGGTGATCCTCTTGACGATTATGATATTCTGATGGAGTGTGTTGCACAAGATCTGGAAAGTGCAGGAGTGGTGGTATGACAAAGGTTCTTCTTGAACGAGATGGTTTCCGTTTTGTAGAAAGAGGTCTTATCGAACTCAATGGAAAACCAGATTATCGTTTACAAAAGAAAGACGATTACACAAAACACTGGAATGACATTTATCTCTTTGATAATGGTTTACAATGTACTACTGCTATGGAAGACATTGAGTATGCGAAATGGTTAGCAGGTGACCCCTGTTACATTGATGAAAACGATATTGAATATTGGAATGACTAGTCTCGGAGTAGACTATAAACTCTGCCCTGGTCGGGAACCCCCCTCGATGAGTTTCCAGTTTCTTTCAAAAACTGGTGGTGCGGAACATCTGCAACGGTTTCCTATTTTTCCGTTCGTCTAAAAGAATAGGTGGCGAGCCTGAGTTACTGAGGTGGGTTGCATAAACCCACCTTTTTTTGTATAATACATAGAGAAGAGATATTATTTTTTCGATGAGTCGATTTCATAAGACAGCACTTGTTCTTGGTGCTGGTGGCTTTATTGGAAGCCATATGGTTAAAAGATTGCGATCCGAAGGATATTGGGTTCGTGGTGTAGACCTTAAGTATCCAGAGTTCACTGATACAGAAGCGAACGAATTCATTTTAGGTGATCTTCGAAACGAATCATTTGTGAAACGTTGTATTCGTTTTGCAGGAGATCAAGGTAATTTCTATCACAGCGTTCCCGAAAGGTATCTGATGCCTTTTGATGAGATCTATCAGTTCGCTGCTGATATGGGTGGTGCTGGATTTGTGTTCACGGGAGAACACGATGCTGACATTATGCACAACTCTGTTCAAATCAATCTGAATGTTCTTGAACAACAACGTAAGTTCAATGAACAAACTGAACTGAATCAAACCACTATTTTCTATTCTGGATCTGCCTGTATGTATCCAGAACACAATCAACTTGATCCTGATAATCCAGACTGTCGTGAAGAATCAGCCTACCCTGCCAACCCAGACTCCGAATATGGATGGGAAAAACTGTTCTCCGAAAGATTGTATCTGGCTTATCACCGTAATTACGGCATTCCAGTTCGGATTGCTCGTTACCACAATATTTTTGGGCCCGAAGGAACCTGGGAAGGTGGAAGAGAAAAGGCTCCAGCAGCAATCTGCCGTAAAGTTGCTTATCTTCCAGAGGCAGGTGGATGCATCCAAGTGTGGGGAGACGGTTTACAAACTCGTTCCTTCTTGTTCATTGATGAATGCATCGAAGCAACCCGTCGATTAGTTGATGGTGACTTTGTTGGCCCTGTGAACATTGGTTCAGAAGAGATGGTGACAATCAATCAACTTGTTGATACTGTTGCCAAAGTATCTGGAAAGAATGTAGAGAAACAACACATCGATGGCCCTCTGGGTGTTCGTGGTCGTAATTCAAATAATGATTTGATTCGTGAAAAACTTGATTGGGATTATTCTATGACTCTCGAAGAGGGTATTCGTAAAACCTACGAATGGATTTCCTGGCAAGTCTGTAAGAAAACATATTCTTGAAATAAATGAAGGTTACTATTCTCGGTTCCAGTGGTCAGATTGGTGCATATCTGACCGAATATCTTCGTAACAAAGGGCATATCGTTCAAGAGTTTGACGTTGCGAATGAGTCTTGGCAAGATATGACACTCATTCCAAACGTTAATTTGCACGACGTTCTTAACGATACAGACTTCTGTTTCTTTCTTGCATTTGATGTTGGTGGTTCTCGTTATCTCAAGAAGTATCAACACACTTACGACTTCATTAATAACAACAGTCGTATTATGGTCAATGCATTTCAATATCTGAAACGATACAATGTTCCATTTGTGTTCGCATCATCACAGATGAGTAATATGAGTTACTCACCTTACGGTGTTCTAAAGAATGTAGGAGAACTCTATACAAAATCACTGAATGGTCTTATTGTAAAGTTCTGGAACGTGTATGGAATCGAGAAAGATTATGAAAAGTCACACGTTATCACAGACTTTATCAAGAAAGGTTTTGAAACTGGTGTGATTGATATGTTGACTGATGGTCAAGAAGAAAGAGAGTTTCTTTATGCAGAAGACTGTTGTGAAGCTCTGGAAACAATTATGTTAAACTATAGTGAGTTTCGTTCAGAAGATAATCTTCACATCACCAGTTTCAATTCTACTAGAATCATTGACATTGCATCAATGATTGTTGGTCAGTTTAATCTGATTGGTAAGAACGTAAATCTTCAACCATCTGAAGAAAAAGATACGGTACAACTTGACAAACGAAACAAACCTGATATGTTTATTACAAGGTGGTGGCAACCAAAGACAACTCCACAAGAAGGTATCGCTAAAGTATTTGAGGCAATGAAAAATGATTGGGTTTGATGCACTGGGAACAATGGGGCGTCTGGGAAACCAGATGTTTCAACACGCCTCATTGAAAGGTATTGCAAAGAATAATGGGTATCAATACTGCATTCCTCCAAAGGATCCGAGTACTCAGATCGATAACTATGGGCTTCTGGATGCATTTGAAATGACAACTGTAAAGAACATCAAGTTCTGTTATCATTTTATTCCCGTTCAAGAACCACACTTTCATTTCGATGAAAACATCTTTAACAACTGCCCTGATGGTGCGAACGTTGCTGGATTCTTTCAGAGTGAAAAATATTTTAAGAATGTAGAAGATGAACTTCGTCAAGACTACACCTTCAAATCCGAATGGTTAGAACCTTGTCAAGAGTTTATGAAACAATTTGAAGGTCAAGAAGTTGCCTTTCTACACGTTCGTCGTGGTGATCCGAATCTTGTTGATGCCCGTGGATTTAAGTGGGCGTATGTGAATTGTCAAGATCAACATCCAGTTCAACCTCTGGAATATTATGAAGAAGCTTTGAAACTTCTGCCTGAGGATATGCCAGTACTGGTGTTCTCTGATTCGATTGACTGGTGTAAGGAACAAGAGTTCTTTGCTCCTGATCGGTTTATGTTCTCGGAACCTGAAGATAAGTATTCTGACGGTGCATTGGTTCCTTATATTGATCTCTGTCTGATGTCTTTGTGTGATCACGCCATTATCGCCAACAGTTCAATGAGTTGGTGGGGTGCTTGGTTACAGAAGAATCCAAACAAGAAAGTCATTGCTCCAAAGATGTGGTTTGGGCCTGCATATTCATTTCACGATACCAAAGATCTCTACTGTGAAGGATGGACTGTTCTATGAGATTGACCAATGTTGCTGTTATCTTTATTGGAACTGATAAGTATCTTAAGTTTCTTCCTACCTGGTATGAAGCTTGTGAAGAGTTTTTGATCCCTGGTATTTCAAAACAGTATCTTGTCTTTACTGATGGAAAACTTGAAGGAACTCCAGATAATATATCGGTTTATTCACAAGAACATTTACCTTGGCCTTATATCACACTTCTTCGATTTGGAACAATTCTAAAAGCCAAACAAGAACTTCAGAACTATGACTGGGTTCTGTTTCTTGATGCTGATATGCGAGTGGTTGATACGGTAACACCAGAGGATTTGTTTTCAACCAAACCATACATCGGAGTGCATCACCCTTGTCACTATATGAAGATGCCTCCTCACAATCAGTATCCTGGTGCATTCGAAACCTATGATAAATCTACGGCTGGTATCACTGAACAGGATGATACCTCTGTTTATTTTCAAGGTTGTTTATGGGGTGGATCAGTTCCAGAAGTGATTGAGATGATGGAAGAGTTGTCTCTGCGAACGGAGACCGATATGAAAAATGATATCATCGCCAAGTGGCACGATGAAAGTCAGATGAATAAGTTCTTTGCAGAACGTCGATCTGATGTTCACGTTATGCATCCTGCTTTTGCTTTTCCAGAAGACTTTGCATCACAATGTCAGTTTGATCCAAAGATCATTCATCTCTCAAAAGATAATTCCAAATATCACGTATGACACAACTCAACACTGGTTTATCTGGATGTCGTCTTGAGTTAATCAATGATCGAATACTTCGTAAGTATTCTTCTTCAGATGATTACAACTCAAGACTTTTATCACAAGCTCATAAACAAGTGTTGTTTTCGCAACGTATTTTGAAGAATGTTGATGCTCCAAAAGTGTATGACATTCAAGAAAATTATTTTGATATGGAGTACGTTCCTGGTCATACATTTTCAGATTTCTTCTCCACCGCTTCCATCAATGATATTGAATTTGTAATTGACACATTGTTTCATTATTTTGATACTTGTCTTAGTCATTTTACGTCCATCAACATTAGTACATCGGTAAATGAAAAGATCAAAGTATTAGAATCAAAGACATCGTACAAGAATTATCTACTTAACATTGGAGCTCTAACAGTAAGATATGATATCTACGTTCCTAAAACTTTTTGCCACGGCGATCTTACTTTTACTAATGTTATCTTTCATAAGAATCGGCTTTTCTTTATTGATTTTCTTGATTCTTATGTCGATAGTTTTATTTCTGATCTAGTTAAACTCAAACAAGATTTGTATTATCTGTGGAGTATTAAAACTCAGAAAATACAATCCAATCGACTGGAACAAATCTATCGACACATCTGGAAACAACTCTCTCAAAAGTATTCTGAGTTTGTTCGCAGTGATGCTTTTGATATTCTTGATGCAATGAATATATTACGAATTGAACCTTACTTGACTTCTTCACATCAAAGAACTATACTAGACACAATAGTAAAATCAACGGAGTTATATGCGAACTTTAGTGGTTCCTATGGCGGGACGATCTAGTCGTTTCCCAAATATGAGACCCAAGTGGATGCTTACACATCCAATGACCAATCGTTTTATGGTTACCGAAGCCATTCTTGGTCTGAATCTAAACTTCTTCGATCATATTTACTTTCTTTGCCTTCAAGAACACGAAGACAAATATGAATTTATGAAAGGGTTCGTTGCAGAATTAGATGAACTTGGACTAAGAGAGAAATCAAATATTGTTTTACTACCAGAACAAACCAGTTCACAATCCGAAACTGTCTATACATTTCTCAGTGGTCAGGAGTTAGATGGTTTTGTGTTCATTAAAGACAGTGATGGATATTATGAATGTGAACTGACAGAAGAAAGAAATCAGGTCGCATATTTTGATCTGAATGATATGGATGATATTAATGCACGAACCAAGAGTTATGTAGAACTTGATATCAATGAGATGGTGACCAACATTGTAGAGAAAAAGGTTATCAGTTCTACGTTCTCTAGTGGTGGTTATGGATTCGCTGATGCAAAAGAGTTCTGTGCCACCTATGAAAAACTACAAGATATGGATGGTGAATGTTACATCAGTCATATTATCTTTGAGATGATGTTAAGTGGATCTACGTTCTACGGTCTGAAGACTTCTAACTTCAAAGACTGGGGAACGATCAATGCTTGGAACAAATACAAGTCACAATACAAGTGTTTGTTTGTGGATATCGATGGAACTCTAGTGACAAACTCATCAGTTCACTTTCCTCCCTATGTTGGATCTGGTGAAGTATTGGAGAACAATGTTGATTTTCTTGCAGAACTTCATCAGAGTGGTAAGGTTAAAATCATTCTGACCACCAGTCGCCCAGAGAGGTTAAAGAAATTAACTCTGATGGAAATGCAAGCCAAAGGTATTCCATTTGATCACATCATTATGGGATTACCACATTGTCAGAGAGTCTTGATCAATGACTTTGCAAAGAGTAATCCTTACCCATCGAGTAAAGCAATAAATATCCCGAGAAATGCAGATAATCTGAAGGAGTTTTTTGAATGAAGATTTTGATTACAGGAGCCGCAGGTCAGATTGGTTCTGGTCTTGCAAAACTCCTACTTGAAAAAGGTCATCAACTTGTACTTTGTGACAACTTAAGAAATGGTTATGTTTCTAATCTAAAAGTCAATGGAGAAATCATCGCACCATTTTACAAAGTTGATATTGCAACTCAAGAACTTCAAGAATGGTGTGGAGATCAATACGACGCGATTATTCATCTTGCTGCCATTACTTCTCTTCCTGATTGTGAAAGTAATCCCCTGGAAACACTCCGTATTAATGTTTCGGGAACTGCAAATGTTTTAGAGTTTGCTAGAAAGTATGAAGTCCCACACGTTATTTTTGCAAGCACAAGTGCAGTCTATGAGAATAATGATGTTGAAGTCTTCACAGAAGATCTAAAAATCAATCCTAGATTGTACTATTCTCTGTCCAAAAAGATGGCGGAAGAAGTGGTTCAGTCTTATCAAGAGAACTATGGGCTCAAAGTCACCACTCTTCGTTTCTTCAATGTGTTTGGGCCTGATGGAG